ATGTAATGTTACGGGCCCGGCAGTTGTTGTTCCATAATCCACTGTATAAATATTACCAAAGGCCGTAGTGGAACCGGCTTGGCTTTCGATCCTGGCAGTTATTGTGCCACTATTCCACGTTGAAACACGCAATGTTATTGTATTATTATCATAAGGAGTAATTTCAATCCAACCATCTGTAGTATTTGTCCCACCAGCATTATTATACACGTATGATGTACTTGTAAGGGCATAACTATCGAATATGTTAGCGGTTTTCCAATGAACCCCTAAATCTTGTCCTTTTGTCGTAGTTACACCATTTTCAGTATCGGCATACAATATTTGTGGTACAAAAAACAACATTAATAAAATTAACTGGATTATTCTTTTCATTGATTCATTTCCTCCATATTTTTTTGATTTTCTTCCATAGGGTTTATATTTTCGTTAGTTTTCATATTAGATTTATTTTGGTCTTGTACTTGCACAAAGCCAAGTTCTTTCAATATTTGCCTTTCTTTGCGTATTTGTGGCAGTTTCTTTTCCCAATCCGTACCAGTCAAGGCAGCGGTTTCTTCGGCTATGCTTGACATCGATATATTTATCCTATCGGTTGCCGCTTGCACTTCTTTCGTTTCATCAATCATGCCCCTTGTGGGGCCGACCCATGTAGTACCAAGATACGCTTTGCGAATAATCGGATCATCGAAATAACCTGGGGCATTAATTCTGTCAGAGGCGACTTGCTCGTACATCCAATTTTCATACACAATTTGACAAAAATTAGAACTAAGCAATTTACGCCTTTTCATAAAGGCTTTCCATGCCGCAAGCATTGAAGCTCTGGCCGCTGAATAACTAGCGGTAAAGTGTTGAATCAATACTTCATAAGGCATTTCCAGCGACATACCCATTTGACGCAATATTGCTTGCACGAATGGATCAAATAGGGCATTTGGCCGACCAGGATTCGCAGTGGATATATCCTCGCCCGCTCGTAAATCTATAATTGCACCTTCAGCAAGTTTATAATCTTCGTCCGTAGTTGTCCCGCCAACTTCGGCTTTGGGAGCCATAGGAGATAATTCTGGATCGCCAGATTCAGTTTTTACAAACACTGTGAAACACGCTGCTATTACAGCCGCTGAAATTTCGGCCTCAGTATACCTTCCCAACTGTTTTACTAACTCAATTATCGGAGCAAGATAAGGGACTCCCCTTGTTTGCCCGATTCTGATAGTGTCAATCAAGTGGATAACATTTCTCAGCCCTGTTTTTGTGTTATAAACTGGTATTCTGTCCCATTCGGTAACTTTCGTATAAAGCGTATTCCCTGGATGTGTCCTTGCTATGTGATACGCTATAGGAGCACCGTTTGCGTCTTTCTCGACCCCCCCGGATAATTCTTTCGTGTCCCTTTTGGAGTTTGGATTCATTATCCTTTCTGATTCGACAAGTTGTATTCTAAAACCAAAGGGAAAATCTCTTGTAGGTTTTTGATAAGGCAAAACCGCAAATACATCCCCTTTTATCAACATCGACCGGAAAGCAAGCTCTTGGATGCTGCCAAATGTAAGGCTCCTTGTTATATCGCAATCCTTTGATTCTGAAAATAACGCCCATTCCCTTTCAATTTGTACCTGTAGATCATCCGCAGCCTCTTCGGTAATATTTAGTACACGCCAGTCAATATTTGACTGTAGCGTAAGGCCTGTACCAACAACATTGGTTACATTTGTGGCAATAGCACCAACTGCAACAGGGTTATTCCTGGCTAAATCATCACACCGGCTACGCAATGTAGGCAAATCAGGCAATATCGAGCTATCAGCGTCGAGTCCCCTGGGATTATATTCTTGTAAAGCCCGCCTTGACTTTGATGCGCCCGTATAACCACCAGAAAGAGCCTCAAATGTTGCCCGCTTTGCCCTGGAATGTAACCGTTCAGTCCCTTTCACAGGATTGAAATAGTTTATCACCCTGTCATACATGGTTTCTTTAACGGTTATTTCTTGGCCTGCTACTCTAAACGTTTTTTTCATTCGTCCTATTTGTGCAGTAAGTTAATTTAGGATATTTAATCGTTTTTACCTTGCTCTTACACTCATTCAAATCTATACAATTACGGCATAATTTTATATTTACCATGACGGAGTTGCACCTCTTACCCGTATACCACCTCTTGTCAAGCGTTTTGTCATGCTATCCCAATACGTTATATTATTTCTGATCTCGGCTGCATTTGCCCTTGTTAAAACACGCCCTGCTATAGAGTAGCTTTGCCCTGAAGCACATGCAGTATCAGCGGAAATCCAAGATGCTAATTGTGCCTCGGCTTGTGCCAAAGTTATACCTGCGCTCATATTACACCTCTAATAAATACTAACCTTGCTAATTAATCGCCTTTGCCGTTGTACCTGTGGCATTGGAATATTTTCTTCAACCTGTTTTACTTCTGCTTTGTAACGTTCGGACATCAATTCCAATGCCTGACTCACCGTGTTATTAGGATATGACCTGGCAAGCACAATATAAAGAGCCGCAATGGAATAGACTGTCATGTCTAAGACTTCATTTCTTTGATGATCGGCTTTAACCCATTCTGAAAATGCAAAACCTCTTCTATGTTTCGTCACTTTCTTTTCCGCAGTTAATTGCCTGAAATATTCCTCATCAAACGATTGCGGAAAGTGCATGTATCCCGGTCCCGGCTCATCTATTTTTAATCTTCCAAATATCACGTCTTTTGCAGTATCCGTACCAATATGATAGAGATAAATACCAGGTATATTTTTCGATGGTTTGCTTGCAATAGGTGACCCATGCGTATTTGATCCCTTGATAGCCCATATATTCCTTGTTTGTCGAGTTCGTACAAAGTCATAAACTTCTTTCGAATTGTGCCCGCCCGTGTCTATAGCCGTTGAAGTTATTCTCCACGAATAGCCGGAAAAGTGGCGATAAGTCTTAGAAAGAAATTCGTCAAGATGTTTCCATACTTCTTGCTTCGATGGATCACCATATAAAACTTTATATTCAATTCCCCATGATTCCTCTGCTTCTCCAAAACCATTAACGGCGACCTCAATACGATCCCCTTGCACATCCACTCCCGCGGTAAGTATACAAACTTGTTCCGGTATCAACTCTTTACTATAAGCTTCACGCCGATTAAACAACACATTAGAACTCACTTTCTCTGCGCTCTCTTCCCAAGTTTCGGCAAGCCTTGTATTTGTCCATTTTTTGAAAAGTACAGCATCATTATTTTTCTTTGCGTGTAAAAACTCCCTTACAATGTCCGTCCATGATAAAAACCCTAGCGGACTATAAAGAGATGATAAGTGATACCCTCTATGCCTGTGACCTGGATTACTTGGTATCCATTCACCAAGTTCAAGCATCCATGTTTTAAAATGCTCCTCGAACAACACACCACAATTTATACAGCGATACTTAACGCTATCCTCTTTGAGTTTATATTTATCATGCTCGAAAATTATCCCGCTCCACATTAATACTTGTTTCTCTTTACAATGTGGACATGGAACATAGAATTTTCTTTGATCTGAATCCTCGTATTCTTGTTCAATCCGACTCGCACCCTTTACGGTCGGCGTGCTTTCAATGTATATTTTACGATTCCCGTAAGCGTCTGTTCTGTTTTTTGCTAATCCGCATGGGTCGCCCTCTTCTTCGGTGTCTGTCGGATAACCGTCAACATCGCTAAGATGTAGATTCTTAATTGAGACGTTCCTGAAGCTTGCCCCGCTGTTTGCACCGACAAGCATTATCATTCCACCGACAAACTCTTTAATAAGCGTTGTATTGCCGGAATCCCTTGACTTTGCCTCCCGTATTCGTTCTCTCAATACCGGAGTTTCTTCAATTGTGGGAGCAATTTTCTGTTTTGAATGGCGGTTTGCCATGTCCACCGTCGGCAAAACAACCATCATGGGGGCCGGGCAGAGATGCACCGTATAGCCAAACCAATTTACGCCCCCGGTCGTAGCGCCAAGCTGTGTTCCTTTCATAAACTTAACCTGTTCTACGGGACTATTAACACTGAGACTGTCCATGATTTCCTTCATATACGGCATTCTGCTTGTGCGATACCTCCCAGGTTCAGCAGATGACCGTTTAGGCAACATCCCAAATTGGTCAGCCCAATCAGAAACTTGCAAAGAAGGGTCTGGCATCAAACCTAAATCCCATCCAGCGTTACAATTTTTCAGGTTTTCTTCTCTTGCGTTCATTTTTTTCTGGCAATAAAAAAAGCCCTATCAACTCGAATGAGTCAATAAGGCTTTTCGTTTTTATATTATTATATAATTATATTAAAACTTTATATCTTTTGGTGGTATTGGCAATGGCATCCAATATTTAATAACATCCGACGGAAAGGATGATACATATTGCGATTCAAAAACATTCTCTTCAACTTTAAACAGAGGGGCAGTATTTTTTAGAATAAACTCATTACTTTTTCTTATGGCTATATGAATATAGCCTAATTGGTGACAAATCAAGACTTCCTCATTTTCCCGCGGAGGGTTAGTTTTATTATCAGTCCAATAAATCATTTTTTAGGGTTCCCTTTGTTTAAAAATGTAACAATGCGTTTATTACACTTATAAGAAGGCGGTATCAATCCTAAAGGAATTTTATTTTTCTTTTCTGTGATTCTTAGCGCAAATTGATGAATCATTGTGTTTCTGAAATTATCAAGAGCCTTCACATCTAATTTGTATTCAGGATGCCATTTTATATTTATATATCCATCTGATGTAACTAAAGTTCTTTGTGAAATTCCAAAAACTTTTCCTATTTCACTAATAAGTTCGATTTCAAATTCATCTAATTTTTTTTTAATAGCCTTGTCTTTTAACATAAATTATTCTGAATATTTTTTGTTGCAAAATGGACAATTCCATTCAAAAGTCCCGATTCCTGCTAATATTCTTGATAGTCGATAGTGTTCATCTATCATTTCTAAAGGACAATCTTTTTCTTTAATATAAAAATTAAGATTCGAGTTTTTACGGTATGTTATTTCCTGTGCATATTTATTTATACCATCTATTATGATCTGCAATTTCTTGATTTTGCCAAAAACTTCCTCGTAAACTGGAATAGTCGGAACAATATTAATTTTTTCTTTTGGCATTTCGTTTATTCTTTTTGCCAATTTTTTGACATTTAACGTTGTTTTCATACTACTTGTTTTAAATCCCCCGCAATTGTTTCCAAACACTGACGAATCTCTTTGTCTAAAATTACGTGTGTCTTTTTCGGGTCACGTTCAGCAGCAATAATCGGGGCAACTCGCGCTGGTATATTAAGTAACTGATCTCTTAATAATCTTGCCTTCTCGAAATTAGCATCTGCAACATCTTTGGCAGGTATAAGCAATTTCATCATCTCCGCGACTTCGATTTCTGCTTTTTTTGCCTGTGCCTTTGTAAGCCTGAGTTTTTCGGCTGCTATGTTTGAATTATTGCTTGCTGATTCAAGTCTTACCTTTTCCAACATGGCCTGACATGCCTTAATAGTATCGTGTTGGTTTTGCTTTACTGGAGTTGGTAAATCTCCATTCTTAACCATCTCGCCGATATACTGTACTGAACAACCATATATCAAGGCTAAGTCTTTTGTGGTACAAGTTTTCATTTTGCCCTATTAATAATTATTGTTTTTTCTATCGGCGATCCCATTGTCCAATATTTCCAACCATCAATTACAAAATAGATATAGGTTTTGGTGTAATGTTTTTCACTATATCCAAATTCTCTTATAGCCTCAACAAACCAAACAAATTCAGACTCCTTATCCTTATTCCATTCTCTTACTGTGTATTCATGTGGATGTTTAGGCATTGTCTTTGCGAATTGCCAACGAACAGAATCTATATATTTTTTCGCTCTTTTAGTATCCATTATTCAGTCCGTGTCAATTGTTAAATCTTTTTTTAATATTTCTATTTCAGATTGTTTAATTATTTTGATTATGCTGCTTTCCTTGTTTTCACAAATCCTTTTACCCGTGCTAAAAACTCATGCAGGAAAATCCTGTTGAAGTTTTTATTTGCTGAATTGGTTATCGCCGCCGCTACCCGCCGTGTCTTAAAGAACTCCGGCAATGATATGGTAAACAATGCCTTGCGGGGATATGTCTTGTATGTTTTGCCACTTGTCGGACTTATACGCTCAATTGTTTTGCCTTTGCTTTTATCTGTTTCCATAACCCACAACTCGGACTGCCCCTTTCGCCAGGGAGCAATAAAGGCATGTTTCAGGGTGAAGCGATGCCCCCGCTTGATCTCCACTGATGTAAGGCCGGTTCGCTTGTTTTGCCTTGCCCCGAACAAATAGAAACCCATCCGGTGCCCTTTGATATACAGGCTCGTTATGAGTTTGTTCGGGAATGCCTTGTTTACTACAACTTTACTACCGCCGCTTTTATATTTAAAATCTTTCGTTTTAAGATTGTAAATCGTTCTGATTTCCTTCTCGCCTGCAGTCTTTGCCATTGCCATAGTTTTATTGAGTGCGCTTGCAATAGCTTTCTTGCCATTCCCTTTGAGTTCAGTTACAGATTTTAAGGCTCTTGATAAATCAACTTTGACGTGGAAATTCATTTTTAGTTTCTAGAGAATTTATATAATTGAAATTCATTTGGTTTATTGATGGTTAATATTTGTGCGATTTTTATAAACAATTCCCTGCGTAACTTTTTTATAAAAGCATAACAGTCTTTTCGTGTCGCAAATTTTTTTTGTTCTAAAATAATTTTCCCGTCAAACGTGACATATTCAACTTCATACCTTTGTTTTATTATTGCCATTCTCTTCTTTCCTTTCTTTTAAAAAGAGCATGATTTCGTACAGCATAATTAAACCCACTACAAATACTAATACACGCACAATATCAAACAAGATTGTCATTTGATTTCTTTGTCAACAAAATCATAAAATTTGACATCATCTTCTTTCGCGGTGAATATAAATACTTTTGTATCTGGATCAATGTTTAATTCTTTGCAAATTTCGTGAACATCTTTACTGATATTGTCCGCTTCTGTCCATTCATCCCAAGCTTTTATAAAATTTCTATAGTTTTTTAATAAAGTAGCTATCATTTCATACGCCTTAATTTTATTACGGTTATCAATATCCTTTTAAATTCTTTCGCAATGTATGATAACTCTGTGGTCAGCTTATTATCTGACTTCTGGATGTGTTCAGGTATAATTCCATACCGGATTAGTTTTTTAGTTGCATGTCGGGTTAATCCTAAATCCTCGAACAATCCGTAAAGACCTTCAAATTTTGTCTTTGCAATTTTTAAAGTTGTTTGGTCGATTTCAGGCAATAGTGATCCCTTAAGAAATGGAAAGCTTTTGCGAAAAGCCTAAACTAACCCACAATATACAAAGATTTATAGATATGTCAAGAAGAAATTCCTTTGATAATATTTACTGCATAAGGTAATTCTGTACTACAAGTAGGACACTTTATCGTAAATACATTTTTACTTGCTTGCGTTTCCCTAATTTTTAAATAGTGTTTGTCCAGAGCCTTTTTAATATTAGCCAAACTTTTACTTCCAAGATTTTTTATTAATAATAAATCCTTATCGGTTTTATTGAGAAGATATCTAACATCTATCTCACCAACACCGCGATGCTCTTCCTTCTCTTCAAAATATAGCCTTTCTAAACAATTAAATTCTCTCATGTTTAAATCAAGATCAATAAGTTTCAAACTGTTCTCCTCAAAAAAAATAGGCAGTGAACAAATACGAGGATGGTCATATCTGCTACTGCCTATAGTTAGCGGTGTTACCCGCTATGTCTTCTATCCCATCCGATAGCTTAATTTTCAGTATTATATTACATTTATAATAATTGTCAACTGTTTATTTTTCTAAACGTTCAAAATTAAAGGCTACCTTGAAAATTTCAAACTAGGTAAATCCTGCGGTCGATTCGTCCC